AAGCCCAGAGTTTTAAGGGTCTCGCAAGCTCCCGAAGCCGCAGCAACTCCTGTACTGAAAGAGATAACAAATTGTCCGGTCCTGAACGGAGGGGCGACTCTGTTCTTGGTTATTTTGTACTTGGTTATGACCCCTGTTTGAGGTTTTTCTTTCTGCTGAGGAAACCTGCCAGCATAGGCCAATTCAACACGCACGCTGGCGCCATATTTGACTCCTGAGCCTCCAGTTGTGGTACGCGGATTGAACATGTCACCTATGTTAGCTGTCACATGGTTCAGAACGATGAGCAAATACCCGTATTCAGCCACCAGCGGGGAGAGAACGCGCATGCCTTGGCGAATCAAATACGCCTTAGTCATGTCTCTCTTCTCAAACCCAACTTCCATTTCGTGTTCACTGGAAATTTGGCCTAGCGAGTCAACAACCATGCAACAATCCTTGTACCCTGCCGCGAAAGCCTGCTTCATAACTTTTTCTAAGTTACTGAAGCACTCTTCCACAGTCTTAGAACTGCCTATGAGCAGTTTATCAGAGTCAACGCCCAGTTTGCTACCAAATTCCGGGCTGTACGCATGCTCTATGTCGTCTAAGACTGCTAGACCACCCTCGGCCTGGCACTGAGCCAATGCCTGAGTAGCCAACAAGCTCTTGCCAGTGCTAGGGTCTCCGTACAGCTCAACAGTTTTGCCTTTAGGCCATCCACGACTGGCGTCATTTGCTATCGCCCAATTAAGAAATAGATTGCCAGTGTTGAGATAGCCAGGAGGATTGGCATACATGGGGTTCTCCTTCAACAAGGAGAACCCCTTAACCTTGACAGCTGGGCTAACCTCTTTATCCTTAGACATGGCTCATCAACCAATACCCAGGAAGATGTTCTTGCAAGGTTGCATATACGGGCATGCCTTACAGACGTCGCTGCGTGGGTTGAACGTGTCCCCATCTCCAAAGCAGGCAGGCTTGCTGTCGTCTGGCGTAATGGCATCATCCACTGGAGGAGTATCGCTTGGTTCGGCTTCTTCTGTAGGGGGCTCTTCCTCTGGCTCTGGCTCAAGGGGAAGAGGAGCTGCCTTGGCTACTGGCTTGGGCGTAATGGGAGGCTTGGGAGCAGGCTTAGCAGCCACAGGAGCAGGGGCAGGAACTTTGGTAGTAGTCACCACAGGCTTAGCTTTCTGTGGGGGAGCAGGCTCAGGCTCATGCTTCGGAGTTGGGGCAGGAGTTGGCGCTGGGGCCGGAGCTAGGGCTTCTTCCCCTTCTTCTGGCTCTTGACCGAGCATACGGCACATCTCCTCATAAGAGCGGGGAGGAATGGTCTCTGCGATTGATGGCAGTTGGCTGGCATCAAAGGCAAACGCACTAGCCTTCGGCCTTGGTCTCACACTGTACTCAGTGCCAAGACCTGTGCCTGTTTTGCTAATGGTGATATTCCTACCGGTCTTTGGGTCAGTAAAGTCGCCGTAGTCAGGGTCTAAGAAGTAAGTAAGCAACTGGCTCTCTACTGATGGGGGGTATGTAAGAATGCGTGGCTTGGCTTCCTCTGGCTCAGTATCCTGCGGGGACTTCAGCTTGAAAGCCCAACTGCACAGCTTGACTTTGGCCTTGCATGCCTTAGCTACTTCAGCGTCTTGCGGGTCTCCGCTTGCCGCGAGCCTCTCAACCAATTCGCATATTGGGCACTTAGCCTTACTGTCGAAGGACTTGCGGCAGTAACAGCCCTTGCCCATGTCTGCTGGTACTCCCAACAGCTGAAGCCGGTTATGGTATAGCGCCGAAACGTAGAACCCACCGTCAGGAGCACTCTTTAGAATCCTAAAGAAATTGTCACCTGGGTCAATGTTAGTCCAAATGTCCTTAGACCCCTGGCGCCTAGAGGCCTCGGCCTGACGTTGACGGTACTTAGCTAACAACGCTTCTGTTGCCATCTGCTCCTCCTACTCTTCAATGGAACGTTGGTACGACTCACGTTTGAGTGAAAGTTGGTTATCCATCTCTGCCCGCATGTTGCTCGCCAAGGTAATCAGCATGTCCTTACGCTGGCGGAAGGCTTCAACAGCTACGCTCAACTGGCGCTCTATGTTTGAGAGCTCTTCATATGTCTGCATGGCTTCCAGATACTTGTTACTTTGCTTAATCCTGGAAGTCACCACAGCTTCCGTTATCTTCTCTCCTCCTTCAGCAGCTGCCTGCCTAATCAAAGCATCCATCTTGCTATAGACCAAATCCAATTTGACCTTTGCTCCCTCTGCAGCACCCTTGTACCCAGCGTGCACAGTGGCAATGTAGGCAAACTTGGTTGGTTGCTCTATGATGCAAGCGTTGATACGTTCGCCGTCTATCTCGACCTCTTTCTGCAGGTCATAGACAACCTGCTTCCCGCCCAAACTGAACTTCAGCTTGGGGTTGACATCGTTTGTGTCAGGCATGTGTCCTCCTTTTCACTGTATTTATCCACAATGGCATGTACCTGCTCATAATCCACCATAGCACATGTAAAGACCAACTTATTTTCCTTACCCATTGATACTTTGGCCTTAATTCCTCTACGTCTAAGCTCCGAGTTGATTAAGTCAATTCTGTCGGAGTTGTTGGCGCAACAAGTCATACTAGCCTCCTAATGAGAGATACAGCTTTGGTCAAGGTAAATTAACACAGGTCAAAAGCTCTAGGACTTGGGGCAGCGGGTCTTTGTAGTCAATTTCAAACACATTTTCCCCAACCTCTGCAGCCTTCAGTTTGCAGGATTCTATTGCTTTCCACTTGTCTATCACGTTCTTTTCCTTGATAGCTTTCCCGCCGTTGCGCGCATACACCCTCGCTAAGCACACATCAATAGGAGTATTGAGGAATGCCCAAACAAGACCTTCTTCTGGGGCACCGTTGGCTCGCTGTATCTCCCTCAGCGTCTGTGAGGTTTTGTACCAGGTGCTGAATAGGTTAGAAATAATCAGGCCCTCAAACAGAATAGGCCCGTGCCCTATGATGCTCACTATGGAATCAATCATCAGAGATTGGGCCTTAATTGTGTCGCACCCCCCACAGCTGGTCACGTACTTGCCCAACACATGGATACCTGATTCAGTGACGTATCCATTCTCTTGCCCAAGTTTAGTCATCTCAGGGAATGACCCACAAGAAGTAAGCACACCCCTAGCAACTGTGCTCTTGCCGGAGCCGTTAGTTCCTCGGAGGTTCACTACCCTAAATGGATTCAAGTTAGCTCCTTTCTGTCAATTTTAACAGTGGAACCCCAACTACTGCCAACTTCTACGTCTATCAGTATTGGTACTGGGAACTTATACCTAGCCCAGTCCTCAGCAATAGCCCTTACCATTGGTGCAACTATTTGTACCTCATCTGGCGGGGAATCAATTACCAAACTGTCATGAACAGTTCCGCATATCACAGAACGAAGGTTTAATTTATGAAACAATTCGTCAAGACGCCGTATGGTAATGAGCATCATGTCGCTGGCTGATGCCTGTGGGTTAGCATTCTGGGCTTCTCTTAAGGCAGCAGCTACTATGCCTTGGTTAGTGCTCTGAGCAGCACCCAATCTCCTCTTCCTGCCAAAGAAAGTTCTGATAAATCCATGTCTAGTAACCTGGCTATGGACACTATGAATCCAAGATTTGACTTTGGGTCTCTTGCTAAAGTATTGTGTGATAAACTGCTCCGCAGCTGCCTCGGACACGCCCCATTCTTTAGCGTAGCTCTTAGACCCTTTGCCATACAATATGCCGAAATTGACAGCCTTGGCCTGCCTACGCATGTCTTTATCAACTTCTGATATAGGAACTCCAAACACTTCAGCAGCAGTTGATTTATGTATGTCTTCCCCATTATTGAATGCAGCAATCATGTTTTCATCTTTGCTGAGTATGGCTGCCCACCTGAGCTCTATCTGGCTGTAGTCAGCTTGAATTATACTACCACCATCAAACCTAGACACAAACAATTTTTTAATAACGATGCCTTCTAGTGCTTCATATCTCAGTTTGCTCAACCTAGTGTTGCCTTCCTCAACAACCCTAGGAACTTGCTGGAAGTTAGGTCTAGCTGAGCTCAGCCTGCCTGTAACTGTGCCTTCCCCACCGCCGTATTCTTCCTTGGCTTCTCTGGTCAGACTATATTTGGGGTGCAGCATAAAATCGTCGTCTAGCATAGCAGCGTATGGCTTAACAAACATCTTGTACGCCGTGCTGACTGCTCGCCACTTAACAAGGCAGTCCAAAGGCTCAATATGCACTGCGTCCCCTTTTGCAACAATAGCCTCTATCTGGTCGTACAACAGTTCTATGGCTTCTTTATCAGAACTTGCTGCTCCTCCCTTTGTCCTCTTGACAACTGGAAGATGAAGCTGCTTGTACAAAATGTCTGACAGGTGTACCTGCGACCCCAAGTTTAGATACCGGCCTTTGCTGGGGGCTTTCTTAGGCTTGTTAAGGTAGCCTGCAGTATCCCCCTCCTCAAACCAAATATCATAACCCTTGACGCCTGCTTTCAACAGTGCAACCCATGCGTCATAATGATACTTGGCCTGCCTCCTCAGTAGCTCTCTGCCGTATTGCCCTAGCAAATGAGCATCTATCTTTATACCAGCGCTTTCCATATGAATCAGAGGATAGTGCACAGGCATAAGTATGTTGTACATCACATTT